AGCTTCAGCCTTGGTGTTAGAAGCAAGTGATATGTGTTTGTTCTTAAACTACAAAAAGGGAACGGTAAAAGTACAAGGCAATAAAGGTTTAACAAGTAAAACTGTTCAGTCTGGAAGAGTCTTAGTCACTACTGAGTCACCTGCGTGTGTGGCTAAAAATCGCTTTGGTCTACCTGAGGAAATTTCTGTCTGTGAAGAGGGTGATGACTTTATTGTCAGAGCTGAGAAGACTTGGGCAGATATTGGAAAGCTAATCGCTAAGAAATGATTACTGACCAAGAAAAAGCAATCTACTATTTAACTAAAGCTAAAATTTTAGTTGAAGAGGTGAGCGAAAGTAACGGTGATGATGATCATATTCTACCGTTAGGTGCAAACAGAGTCTTAGTTGATGTTGTTGATGCCCTTAAAGAAGAGATTGATAGAGCCAGTGATTACGAAGAGTATGATCCTGGTTAAACATTAATAGTTAAATTTTTTACGGAGGTAACGAACATGGATTTAACACAATTTGGTATGGATAAGTTTGAAGCTGGAGCAGAGAGTTCTGGTGGCGAACAAGCAAGAGTGAAACCTGGCAGATACAATTTAAAGTATTCTGGTTCAGATATGGTTGAAGGTAGGAACGGTTGGAAAGCATTAAAGATTTTATTTGATGTTGAAGGCGAAATCATATCAGTCAATCATGCTTTCACTATGGCACACAATAACGAGAAGCCTGTTGAGATAGGAAGACAATCATTGTCTCTTATGCTTAATGCAATGGGTGTCGGATCAATGAAAAATACTGATGAACTACTTGGTAAAAAAGTAGAAGCAGAACTCATTGTTGGTGAAAAAGGTTACTTAGAAATAAACGATAACTTTGGTAAGACCTGGATGGCAGTTGGAGCGAGTGCTAACAACTTAAATCCTAAAGAGGAATTACCAAAAGAAGAGATGTTTCCTAGTGGCGTAGATGACGAAGACGACCTTCCTTTTTAGACAAGATGATCTTATGTATCGGAGGCCGAGCTTATGTTCATACTGTCATGGCTTGGCTTCTCCTTTACTTCATATTCGTAATGGCAAGATTAAAGGAGCTTGTAGTTACAAACATCTTAAACTTATCGGGGAAAACAAAAAAATGGAGCATATCAAAAACTTTGCACAGATCAACGAGGAGTTGTTATCTGTCGCATTATCGGAAAGCAAGTCTAAATACATAGAGGCTTCCAAAAAAAATAAATCTTACGTTCTGCATGAGTGGAGTAAGGAAGACAGATTAAATTTTGTCCGAAGGCTTGTGTCTAGCTATTTAAACAATTCTAAGGCACAGGCTGATGACTGATTTAACACAATTTTATGGTGAGCAAGGTTTAGTAATAGACAAGAACTTTGCTTTTACAAGTACCAGTAAATCTAATGGCGATCTTATAAGTGAGATGCGTTCTAATGGTTTGCTTGTAGATTTTTTAGATACTACAGGCAATCTAGTTAGAGTTAGCGTTAGTGCAACTGCAAATTCAAGACACGATAAGGCTAATGAACGATCTGGTTACTATGCGTACAATCAATTAGACAATAATTTTATTTGCATTTACGGTAATTGGAGAACGTCCCAGGAGTGGAAGTTTACTTCTTATAATCCTAACGAGATGTCTGCTGAACAAAAACGATTAATGCAGACTAAGTTGGAGGAAAGTCAAAAAAGGCGAGAGGAAGCTAAGACTAAGAAGCAAGAAGAGGTTTCCATATATGCCAAAGAAAAGTTTGCTAGTGCGAATGAAGTGACGGATCATAATTATTTAGATGATAAAAAGGTTAAAAGCTATGGTTTAAAAACAATCAATGGAAACCTATTGATTCCCGTGCATTCTATCACCAAAAGTGATAACGGTATATTAGTAAACGATATAAAGTCCCTCCAATATATCTTTCCAGATGGCAGTAAAAAGTTTGTCGGTGGTGGCGAGATTAAAGGCAATGTATTTTTAATTGGTTGTGAAGCAACTGAATTGCCCTATCTTGATACCCTAATTTTATGCGAGGGATACGCTACAGGAAGCTCTATATTTGAAGCTACAGGATTACCTGTTGCGGTGGTCTTCTCTGCTAATTTCTGTTTAACAGCGAGTGTTAGGTTGCGTAAGGTAACGGGTGCTAAGTTTGTTATTGCACTTGATAACGATACGTCTGGTATTGGTGAGAAAAATGCTAACGAGGTAGTTAATGCAGTTAGTAATTGTGTTTCCAGATTACCAAGTGTTACAGGTGATTTTAATGATCTGCATTTAGCTAAAGGGTTAGATCAAGTTAAGTTAGAGTTATTAGAGTCTAAGTTCAACATAAGACAATATGCTATTCGTAACTTGGTTGAAGAACCAAAACCAATTGAGTGGTTGGTAGATAGTTTTATTCCTCTTGGTAAACCAGGAATCATTGCGGCAGTAGGTGGGGTTGGTAAGTCTTTGTCAATGATCCAACTTGCTTTGGGTATTGCTACAGGTGGTCAATGGTGGGGAAAAAACATCATGCAAAAAGGATCAACTGTAATTTTTGCAGCCGAAGATGATTTGTCTGAAGTGCATAGAAGGATTGCTTCGCTTGATCCTTTAGGTTTACGATTTCAATCTGAGTATGATGTGTATGTCTTTCCGATTCCAGAACAAAAAGAACCAATGATTTTATTAAGGGAAGAGGGCGTTACATCAATGGCTCAAGAATTAGTTGAAGAGTTAAAGACAATACCAAACTTACAGTTAGTGGTATTTGATCCTTTACAAGCATTCACAACGGGAAATATTAGTTCAAGTAATGAAGTAGGCCAATTGTGGGGTTCATACTGTGCAAACATATCAGCCAGACTTGGTGTAACTTGCTTAACAGTTCACCATCTAGCTAAATCTGCTCTTACCAATGATTCAGATGATGCACTTAGCCATAGAGCTGAAATTCGTGGTGCTTCAAGTATTACTGATAGTGTTAGGTTCGCTATAGCTATGTGGTTAGCTGATAGTGATACCTGCGAAAAGATTTGCATGGATCAAGGCATTGAATTTGACAGAATGGCAGTTGTTAAGGCTAGTCTGGTTAAAAGTAATTCGGGTAACGTAGATTACCAAACTAAAACTTTGGTTCGAAACGGAGCAGTTTTAGAAATTTTAGATGAAAATAAAAAGTCTTTTGAATGGGACTAAGGAGTAAATAATAATGAATGGAAAGGGAAGCGATCAACGACCAAGACAAATAGATAAAAAAGTATTTGAGGATAATTGGGACAGGATATTTGGTAAAAGAAAAGAGAAAAAAGAACCTAAAAAAGATAAACCAAAACAAAAGTGATTGGGTACCCGTATGGTCAATACAAGGGTACCCGTATGGTCAATGATTGGGTATACGGGTTCCCATATATCCTAGACTAGACTAATAGAGAGAGTGAGCCTTTAGGCTCATCTCTCGTTGGGTAAAAGTATCAGTAATATTTACTCATAAAGTTGGGTTGTAATTGTTAGGTTAATAACTAAATGCAATGCAACAAAAGGAAACATACATGAAGCAGTTAGAAGCAAGAATGACAGAAGCAAGAGATGAATTCCATAGGAATAGAAGGAAGAGAGGGTTTATGTCGTTCTGGTGGTCTGATCCTTTACATTATGTTTTAGTTTTAGAGGTTGCTATTGCTAACGCGAGTAGCAAAAGCATTAACTTTGAAGCAATAGTGAAGCTATTGCCTGGAAGTATGGGGAGTCGGTCAACGATAGCGACAGTATTAGATGACTTTGTTGCAAGGGAATATATGTGCAAGGAGAGGGGGAAGGATAAAAGGAAACGAGTATATAGGATTTGCAAAGAGCCAATGTTGTTGGTTAATCAGTATTATACAAACAGGGATTTTAGTCTTAAGGCGGTTAGTTAGTTGAAAGAACAAAAATGGTGGTTAGTCATAGAAGCAATTGAGAAGCCAGAGAGGAGTGGGTTAATAAAGTTTGGGGTAGCAATGAAGTATAAAAGCTATGCCAAGCTGAAACAGGTTGTCTGGAAGTGGTATAAGAAGCAGTTGGGGAGAACTGATATTAAGAGCAGGGAGAAGGTGGTTTTATATGCACTTTGCGAAAGGTACTCGGCCCAGGATTATTCTAGCCATGATGCGGTTAGCTATTTGGCGTTAATGATTGGTATGAACAGAAAGACCGTTAGTAAAGGTATTCAGAATTTGATGGATTTAGATATTATTTGGTGTGCTATTGATGGGGAGAAGAAAGTATTGCGAAGCCTAAAACGTGGGGTGCAACATAAGCATTTTTTGTTTGTTGGTTTGGGTGTGATGTTAGAGGAAAGCCAAGAAGGGTGATTACTTTAGGGGGAGTTGATAATATCACCCCTCAAGGCTTTCTGATCGGTTAAAGTTCTTGTTTAATTAATTTTACATATAACTCATGATCTTTTCTAGTCATCATGATTTCAACTCTTCGCATATTATCTTTTTTATCATTGCTAAATTTAGCGGTGATTCTTGAAAGTTCTGGGTACTTTCGTTTTAAGTATTTCATGTCTTGCTTCATAGTCTTTCCGTGAATAGTAAAATTAATAATTGTATCTGGTCATTTCTTAGACTTCGCAAATGATTTGGTATTCGCCTTCTATCTATTTTCATTAGTCTTCATCCTCTTTGGTAATTATTAAATATGCTCCATGTATGCAAAAGACCATGAATGAAAGCACGATTAAAACTTGTATACAGTTAATCATTGGTTTGCTCCTTATTTGTAAATAATCTTATCCATTTTGAACCATCCGTTTCTGTCCACGTTCCGCACTCTGTAGGGTAAACGGGATATATCGCACAATACATAGTTCCCTTGCGATAGTTTCCTGTGTCTGCTCCTGTTTCGTCATGGCACTCAACATCAAAAAACTTTCCGCCTACTTCTATTTCAACCCAATCTGATTCACATCCTTGTTTGTCTTTACAAAATTTGGCAAATATTTCAGAAGCCATGCCTTTGGCTGTTTCAAGTTCTTGTTCTGTTATCCAGTCATTCATCCTTGCACCTCCTGTACATTTAGAACTTGCACATCATCCAGAAAAAAATCAGATTCTATTGCATTTAATAAACAATTTTCTTCTAAATGGTCGCCACTTGGACAAACCAAGTCATCCGCTGTGTCAACTTTTACGTTTAATGTTATTTGTACTGTCTTCATAATTCCCCCTAGTTTTTTAAGAAATGGTTAATAAGATATGAGCCGTGCCACGCTTTTTTATTTCGTGGCTTCTCTATTAGTTTGGTCATTAGTTGTTTAAATGTCATGCTATGCACCTCTCATGCTGTTGTTGAGCATTAGTTCTATGGCTTCATTGCTTAAGCCTTGCTCTTGGTTAAATTGGTTTATCTCTTCTTGTGTCATCTCGTGATACTCAAAACCATTATTTGCTTTTAATGGGTAGTAGCCTTGCTCATAATCAACAATAACTATTGTTTGATTGTCTAGGTGTATTTCATTTCCATTATATAAAGCAGTTCTTTTTCCCTCTTCTTTTTTAAGTTCTATAGATGTTTTTAGGTTTCCTATTCTCATAATTTACCTCTTAAAATGCTTGAACAATGAACGAGTCATCATCAATCATTATTACTTGTGTTTGTTGTTCTATATCTTCTATAGATTGGTAGTCGTCTCCATAGTCTCCTTGAAACTCTTCAAGGTCTTCGTACTCATTGTATTCGCAACATAGTGCTATCACATCAAGTTCTGTTTGTTCGCCTGTAGAGTCTTCGTATTCTTCTATATATTCATACAAAGCTTTTACGCCCTCGTATGAAAAAGCGTCTTTATATTGGCTAGTGCTTTTAAAAGCGTTTCTAAAATCCCACTCATTTATTGTAGTTATCATTGTCATTTACCTCCTAAAGTATTGTTTGACTACCTAATGATACACGAAAATACATATATATCAAACACTTACAGTAAAAAATATAGGGTTTTTGTGAGGAATGCTGTAATATAGGGGTTTAAGGAGCAATAAAAAAAATCAGTTATGGAGCAAAAAACACCAAAAAAAGACAATAAACCTATAAAAAAAGTAGGTAGAAAGCCAATTAATATTGATATTGATAAAGTTGAGTCATTGGCCTCTCAGAATATGGGAGTCATGGAAATCTGCCGATCTCTGGGCGTTGGTTGGGATACTTTTAATAAAAATCGTAAACGTAAAACGGAATTATCGGAAGCATATGAGAGGGGAAGAGCTAAAGGACTAGAGAGAGCTACATTCAGATTGATGGAACAAATAGACGAGGGCAACTTTCAAGCTATCCAATTTTACTTAAAAAACACCGATTCCGATAAATGGAAGGACAGGCAAGAGGTTGTCAACGCTACTATCAACCTTAATGACGTTCTATCTGGTGCAAAGGATAGATTGCACGGATATAACACGGATAGATTAAAGGCGAAGGAAATAAATCCCTTACCTACAACATCTAAAGACAAGAGCAGTCTGGTAATTAATCAGACTAATAAGAAAAAGAATAAATAAATGGCGGTTGTTACTCCTCCTCATGGTGGCAACGTTCAAGGGTTCGCCAATAGGTAGAATATTTATAAGATGCTCCAACAAATATGATGCTTATACCCCCCCTTGATTTTTTCGCACGGGGTATATTACGTGTAACCCTTGCGATAATTTTTTTTAATTTTTTTTGGAGCAAAATATGAAAGAGGCAATACGAGAAATCTTAGCAATACTTAGCATTGGTGCTGTAGGCAACATTGCAATATTTTTAATACTGGTACATATATGAAATACGGAGCAGAACAAGAAAAGGAATTGATGACCGAGATATGGTCGCCTTACATAAAAGATGATCCATACAACTTTGTAAAGTTTATCTTTCCCTGGGGACAGAAGGACACCCCCCTTGAAGACTTTGAAGGCCCAAGGAAGTGGCAAGAAGAAATTTTAAAAAAAATGACAGTCCACATCCAACGTAACCAAGGACGTGTTGATCCTGAAATGTTTAGATTAGCTGTAGCATCTGGACGTGGTATTGGAAAGTCTGCACTTGTCTCCTGGCTAATCCTATGGATGCTATCTACACGACTAGGCTCAACCATAATCGTAACTGCTAACACCGAACAACAGCTTAGATCAAGAACATGGGCGGAACTAGGTAAGTGGCTAACCCTAGCAATAAACAATCACTGGTACTCTAAGACAGCCACCACAATTAAACCAGAAGGTTGGTTTGAAGAAGCACTCAAAAGAGATCTAAAAATAGACACTGGTTACTACTACGCCCAAGCACAATTATGGAGCGAGGAAAACCCAGACGCGTTTGCAGGTATCCATTCATCATACGGTGTATGTTTAATTATGGATGAAGCATCTGGTATTCCTGCTCCTATCTATTCAGTATCCGAAGGTTTCTTCTCCGAGCCAACTGAAAACCGTTACTGGTTTACCTTCTCCAACCCCAGAAGAAACTCAGGCCCTTTCTACGACAGCTTTACATCTAAACGCAAGTTCTGGAATCTAAAACAAATAGACTCACGAACTGTAGAGGGTACTGACCAAA